AAACTATTGTTGCTGTATAATTTGATTTGTTTGTTACAATGTTAAATGTTGCACCTTCTCCAGCTCCAATTAAATTTGTACCAGATACGTTGCTGAAAGAATTTGATATTGTTTCAGGATTTTTATTTGTAGAGTCAGCTACTGCAATATAAGGAATTAAATTTCGAACAACAATCTTTCCAACAGTATATGCCGTCAGTGGATTCCATACGCCAGCATAGTTACTGCAAACACTAGATGCTAATGGAGTACCCGAAGCAAACCAAGTGCTGTCAGCTGATATAGCAATTACATCGCCTGTTAATAAATCCGAAGTATCTGAATATCCAAATCCTGTTGAAGTAGAAATGAACGGTGCAGTTATTGTTTGTCTTTGTAGCCATAAAGAATTTGGACTAGCTTTATCAAAAATAATCGAATCGCCTTGATTTGTAGTTACGACAGAAATTGTGCTGGAAGGGTTTAATAAAATTTGTCTTCCGTAAAATAATCCATCCCGCGGTGCTGTATTAATAATTTCATTTTTAGAATAAACAGCATTGTGATACCATACGGTCCAGCGGCCATCGCCGCCGTCATCAGTCCACAACAATTCACCATCGTTTGTTGGCAATGTCATGGTTTTATCAGCTGAATCAATTGAACTTGATCTTACTGAAGTTAAGTATCCCAGTGTTACTCTTGTCTGTTCATTAAACACCTTTGGCTGGTCGTTTAAATTTGCATCAAGTACTATCACTCTTCCTTCAACTGATTTTATTTTGTAGAATCCGTTGTAGGCAAATGCTTGATCTATTGCAATATAGTTACCGATGTCAATTGTAATGTTATCAGTTAATGTTAATATTAGCTGATTCTTTTTATATTCTAGATTTGCAACGTTTGAATCAAATCGTGTGTACTTGTACACATTCCATTCTCTACCTTCAAACCCAGTCCAGATATAATCACCTTCAACAAAACTTGTCACATCTTGATTAAGTATTTCATTAATATTTTTTAATGTAAGTTTTACATCGCCTGATCGAACATAGCCTGGTGTTCGCAAATATAGATTTTTCTTAGTTGTAAGAGGCCAAGGATTATTATTGTATCCAATAGGTTTTAAATACACATCGTTTGGTGTTTGTCTATTAATAAAATCTACTATAGAACTATCTACTTGATTTACAAGTTCAAATCCCTGAGGATTATTTTTTACATATTGCTCGTCAATAATAAATTCAATATTTTCAAAAGATCCGCTTGCGCCGTACTGACCAACTCGTACTGCCCATTCTTCGTAAAATTTTACACTTTCTTGACCGTCAGCACTTAATACATCAAACAACTTGTTAAGAACATTTTTAGTTCCCTTTTCAACAATCATTCCTTGATAGAATTTAAATTCGCTTACATCGTCTTGAATAATGTTACTTAGATATTGTCTCTTTTGATAACCAATTAAATGTTGTGCAACTGTTTGTTGGTTAGCATCAAAATTATCACTATCTAAACTATAAAAATCAGAAAACTGAGATGCCTTGTATGACCAATTTGGTAACAGTTGAGCCGTAGGTTTACTGTCTAATTTCATCCATTTTGCAGATACAAATGTGCTCTCGCCTGAAATAAAATTCTTTGCAGTATAATAAAATTGTTTATACTTAACTATATCCCCAAGAGCATAATCTTTCCATTCTTCCCACTCTTGAATAATTGCCTGGTCAAATATAAATCCTGGCACATTAAAGTCACCACGCCAATCGCTACTTACATACCCTGAAATTTTAATTCGTTCTTGTCTAAAGCCGCTAGTAGGGCTATAAATTGTATCATTGAACAATGTGGTATTTTTTAATACAACAACTTGTTCTTTTTGTACCAAATAAAATATTGCGCCGTATATGCCGTCTTCAACTGGAGTGTAACTAACTGCATTTTCATTTCTATAGTTGTTTAGGAAATTAGGAGCAATTGGTGTTCCGTCAACTTTAAAAATTTCATATCCGTTAAAAGGATTTCTTATATCATCGACTACAGACAACGGAGATATAAATGTTAAATTAGTTGCTGCCGGGCTTAAACTAATAACGCTGCTGCCGATAGAACTCAACCCATCTAGTCTTACATAATCATCAGAAACAAACACAGACGTGGGTTCTAGTGTATTAATAGCTCTGTAATACTCACCATTATATTTTACAATATCGCCTAACTTAACTGGCTGATTAGCTATCCAGTCAGTCCATTTATCTTCACCGGTGCTCCAGTTCTGCGTTGTCCAGAATAAAAATTCTTTTGCACTAGTTTCCCAGTTTGTTATAGTTGCAAGTTCTGCATTAAAGTTATCAAATATAAATCCTTGGCCTTTTAAATATTCGCCATACCCTAATAGAAAATCCACTACGTCTTGTATTGATCTAAATTTTGTTCCGTACGGTGCAACCAATTCTTCAGTTTTATCCCAAGATTGTCTAATATAGGCATCTCTTCCTCCGATAATTGGTAAGGAAGCTAATGGCGTATAGTATGCTGAATTAAATGTTGATGTAGTTGTATGTAATGTTTTAACTCGGTAAAATCTATTATTAAATGATACAATCTTGCCAGACGAATACTGTGAGTCAGCTGTCCAGTTTGTATAACTTTCTGAAATTCCACCAACATTAATTAAAATTCCAGCTGATGTATAGTTGTAATATTTAAAATACGGTTGAGTTTTATTGTAACCTTTAATACTAAATCCGTCGGTTAGTTTTGTAATAATTACACCGCTATACGCAATTTTCTTTATAGGACTTGATGCATTTAAAATAATATCGTAATCTTCTTGCGGGACAAAAACACTGCCAGTTGTCAACGGTGTTTTGCTGTCTAGTAATAATTTAAACTTTTCTTTGCTTGTAAATCCGCCAATGCGATATGTTAATCTAATTTGTAAATTTGTTAAATCGTAACTATATTGTTGATAAGATTTTAAATTATCACTTTGTATATAATCAACAATAAAATTGATAATACCACTAGTCTTAATATTTGCTGAGCTAGAATAAATGCTTGGTAGCAAAATATCTGCTGGCTTAATTCTCAAACCTGTATCTTTATAAACAAGTTGTCCTGCTAGATCTCGAACAATTCTTGATCTGTCTAGTAATAATCCAAAAACTTTAGCTGGGGAAGTTAACAACAATGTAATTAAAATACTGTATGGATAATGACTGCTGCGTCTCCATGCACTTTCAACAGGACTAACATCACCAAACACAAAATCGCCAGCTGTAGAATTTGTAATTATACCAGTAGCAAGGCCCGACTCTAACGGACTAATCAGCTCTCCGTTTTCGTTAACAGGTATGTGTCCTGTTAAATATTCTCGAACATATTTTTTATTCTGTGTTAGAGGAGAGCCTGGTTTTCTAATAATACCGTTGGCCAAATCTTCCCACAAGATTAAATTGTTGCTAGTATACGGAGCAGGGCCATATACTTCCGTCCACCACGATGGCTCTTCGCTAAAACCCAACATTTCCCAAGGGCAGATATTAGGACGATCTGTTCCAAGCATCCAACGATATATACCTTTCCAGTATCCAGGAAGAGGAGTTACATTATCAGGAGTTGCCATTTCTCGATAATTATAAGTTCGTGGATCTAAACTATCGTAATTTAATTGTTTTGTAAAATCTTGTTCAATTATATTGGCCCAACTATAAAAGTGAGTCGATAACACTTCATTAAATTCAGCAGTAGAATATGGTGTTTTTTGATTGTACGTAGGCAAATAATCATTTATATCAAAAATATCTGTATTGTACGAAATTTTAATGTTATTATAAATTCTCTTTTCAAGTTCAAGAACTAAGTCGTCTCTAAAATCTCCGTAAGCTAACACTTGACTACCATCGTGGCCTTGAATCATTAATCTAGGCGTAACTAGACTTGTATCAAGATAAATCTTTGGTTCATATTTTGGCCATATTCCTAATTTAGTAGGAGTTGGCGGTATGAAACATCCATTTGTGTTTTCAAATTCGTAAATTGTGATTGTATCATCATTAGCTAACGTAGCAGATATTACAACAAATCCTTGATCGCTAAATGTATAATCCTTACTATACAATAGCTGTTCGCCATTTAGGTAAACTAATACAGCAGTGTTTGATAACGAATCTAAATTAAACGTGTTTGTCAACGGATAAGTTTTAATTCTATAATCAAATACATTTAAATCCGAGCGAACACTGCCAGTAAATGGTGCCATATCGCTAAAATAATACGGAGAAGTCTTTGGCTTGTCTTTTGCAATTTCTTGCAAAATTAAATTAACTTGTCGAACTGTGTCAGAATCTACACCTAATTGGTCTGCTACTATAATAAAATTACGTTTAAATCGAATATAGTCGCTTTGACTAGCTTCTATTGCTCGAACAATATTATTATTTTGAGATGTAAGATGATAAGCAGATAAACTTATTGGGCCGCTATGTTGTACAAACCTAGTGCCGTACGGTGTAATATTTCCTAAATCTCTAATGTTACTTGGTCCAGGAAATATGCCGTCAAAATTATCTTGAATGTTATCAACTATAGAGTTTACATGAGAAGAAATTTCTCCCAGTGTAAAATCTGCAATATCATCGTTCATTGGATTATTTTGTAACCCAATTGGCATTTCATAAAACCCGTTTTCGTTTATTGGCTGATCTGCGAAAGCCTTAATTGTTAAAATATCAGTTGTTAAGATGTCTGTTGCTAATACAACTTGTTTGTAATATCCTTTATCAACAACTGTCCAATATTTTTTATCTAATCTAAAACCATTAACATAAATTCTAACTTCAAGGTCTGTTAACGATGTAATATCATTAAAAATATCAATGTCAAAATTATTAACTTTGTTTGAATCTTTATAAATTCTTACAGCAGGTTGATTACGTGTAGCTTTTGATTTTTGCCATCCGTTAACAAACGTGTGTGCGCCAATTGCAGATGTCTTTAACAAATATCCCACATTAATTTGTTTATCTATAACGTATGATACATCTTTATACTGGAACGTATCTGAAGCAATATTAAATTTAAAAAGGATGTCGCCAATGTTATCAATATTCTTATAAGATAAAGAAAACCCTAAATCAGTGTCCGCTAACCCTGAACCAATTTTATATGAAAATAACTTAGTACCGGTAAAAGTTGAACCATCATAAACAGTTTTATTACCAAAACTTTCCTTGTTACTATCGAACATATCAAAAAACGGAGCTTGATTTAAACTAGTCTTTTGTTGAGATTTATTCCATGTGTCACCATCATACCAGTATGACACACCTTGATTTGTTACACCCTCTCTAACTAATACACAATCGTTGATTTCAGGAATTCGCTGATCTACTAAATGTATTTGTCTAACTCCATCTAGCAAAAGAAAATCAACTTTAAAAATTTTATTTTTAACTCGAATATCTGTATCTGCGGAGAATAAGATTCTTTGGCCTTGCGCTAACGGTATTCCGTCAACGTTGTAGCCTAACTGACCTTCAATCTTTGAAAATACATCCGTAGTATAAGTATCAATTAAATCAACATCGTCTATTGAACGTGTGCCAAAATTAAATAATTTTAGGTTTGGTTCAAACTCAATAATAGGTCTTACGGCTCTAGCCGTTTGATCAATACTTGCAATTTTTCCGTTATATTTTGCACTTTCTTCGATTACACTCTTGTGGAACCATCTGTTGTGTCGTGTCCACGGATTAAAATCATTACTCTGTCTATCAATTACAATATAATCTTTTTTCCCAGAGAAAGACGTTGAGTCGCCAAACGGAAGGGTATCAAATGGATCGTTATCAAACAATATAGTTTGCGGAGTTGTATACGGGCTAATTAATTCTAATCTTGCTTCAGGTATAAGCGAAATAGATTCTCCAACTCCTTCGACATAATATTGTCCTGTTTTGTAAGTTTCTGGAATTACTGAACCAACAAATGACACCTTCATACCATTGCTTAATTGTGTTCCGTTAGGTAATGCAAATGTTTTTTTACCTATTAGATTTGTTGTCAAATCTAAAAATGTATTTTCATCAGACGATAATATTTCAAAAACACCGCCAAGGTCGGCATTTGTTTCACTTACATAGTAAAGTAAATCTGGAGAATTATGAGGAACTAAAAATTCGATAATTCCTGATTCTACTGCGTGATTAGTAACATTAGAAACATCATATCTATCGGATGATCCAGCAATCCTAGTAGTTTTAATAGAAAATGGATTGCCAGGACTGTTGATTTCAAAGCGATATGTTTGTCCTCTGTATAGTCTAATACTTGGGTTCTGTGTCAGACCCGTAGGAAAAAATACATAAGTGTTGTTGTCAGCTTCTGCTCTAATTTCAACTTTATATGTACTAACGATATCCTGTTGTGTGCCAGTAATCTCAATTACATCTGGGCCGTAAGGTAACCAATAATATTGTTGAAAATTTACAAATTTATCCCAATTAATATGTGGATCCCAGCTATAAAACTCTTGCTCGTTCAATCGAGCATGATTTTTTGTGTTAGCACCAAATACTCCTAACTGGTTGATATAGTCCTGATAATCTTTAAAAAACGTTGTATTATCAAGTGTGTCTTTAACAATTAAACCAGGTTCTAATTGATAATTTTGTCGTGTGTTACTGACGGCTTGTAAAAAAATGTCGTTGCCAGTAGTTGATTTAGAATTTTTTCTTCCAACATACCCATTTATTTTTTTAACAGTACCAGGCTGTATTAACTGATCAACGGTGGCTTGTAAGAATTTTTTATTAGCATCTGTTCTAAAATACTTAGGTAGTAATTCAGAACTAGATGCTTTGCCGCCGCTTGGATTTGTATTATCAGCCATTGTTTACTCCGTACGAAGAACTTGTTACGTTTTGTTGTGAAGTAGCAGTTGATTCTACAGTTGTCCCTGCTACTGATTTGATAGATGACGACGTTATGCCTGTGGTAATTTCGATATCGTCAACGTTTGCACCGTTAACAAATAACTCATCACTTGCTGATTTGATTTCAAATAGGCTACCAAAACCAAGGCCGCCAAGTCTTGGGACAATAACAAAACTTGAAATATCAGGAGCTAGTTGCGACATTACATAAGTTGATAGTTCTGAGAAATAGAATGTATCACCAAAGTCCCAGTTTTCTAAAGCAAAAAATTCTTCAATCGCTGCAATAACTCGAGTTTTAATATCATTGTCAGATACAACTTGATTTGCATTTTTTATTACTTTAAAACTTGCTTGTATATCAGGACTAGCGGATGGTCCAAAAAGAACTTTATAATTTGCTGGGTGGTATATGATTTCATCGCTTATTGATTTGATTAAATTTAAACTTGAAGACACTAAATCATATAACTCAGTTGAACTTGGCGGCAAAGGTTTTATAGTTGTCGAACCTGACAACCATTGTCTAAATTTAGTATCATAACTTTTTGTCAACAAGTAAACGTCAATAATATTGCTAGCACCTGGATCAATTCTAGCATCATAATCAGCATTATGAATATACTGGAATTTAATTTTGTCACGGCCCATAAAAACTTTATAGTCCAAACTTGGAACATATGGATCTGCTAGCAACTCGTTATATCTAACAACTGTATCTGTATCAATAAAATAAAAATATTGCCCTGTTATTTTTTCATTAAAAGAAACATAATTTTTACTTGCTTTAATTAAAACAGTTTCTAAATTGTTATCAAAATATTGATAATCTTCTTGTCCTTGGCTAATAGAATACTTTTCTTGTACAATGTATTTTTTTTGTAATATACTAGAAGATGTTTCAGTCACCAACGGAGGCTCTATTATGTTTAAGAATAACTCAGGATCATCAACAACTCCGTTGTTATCAGAATCTGCAAATGAAACTATTAATTTTTTGGTATCAATATATCCATCAATTCCTGTAAATTCAGAAACAATGTCCCACGACTGATTATAAGTAAACGCCAGTGTTGAACTTGGCTTTGTATTAACGTTTAAAACATTAATTAAATCTTTAATTACAGCATTTGATTTGCTATCGTAAATTTTATTGCTAGATTCAAAGTAAAATCGAGTTTGTGTATCACTTTCAAAAATGTATCGTTGGCAGCGTGATGTCACTGTATAAAATTCGTTGTCGGTAGTGAATAACAACAACCAACTTGCATCTTGTCGCAAGTTTGTTTGGTCGCCTTGCTTTCCTAAACTGAAATTATTTTTATTATCTAAATTTAATTCGAATACAATAGTCCATATTTGATTTACAGCATCGTATCGTAATCCAAAAGGTTTATTTGCAGATATTAAATCTATCATAGTAGTAATAGTACTACTGTCAATAACAGTTCTCCATTTAGGAATAATTTGTGTAATAGATGGAAACACTCCTGAGCCGGTTGCACCTGAAGGAACGTTAATATTCAATGTTATTGGACCAAATCCAGTATCTAACATGCCGGTGCCAGCAGCTGTACCGTCATCAACAACACTAACAACTTCAGCCCATATCGATAATGCAGCACCTTCAGATGTAGAGCTACCAAACACCAAATCATTGTTGCTGTTTTTATCAAAGTACCAGCCGGTTGGTGCTGTAAAACGAACTAAAGCGCCGGCTTTAAAATATTTTAAATCAGTAGATGTGAATCCACCAACTTTGTATATTGTTGTTCCTGTCTTAGAAATTAAGTAACCGGATGAAAATCCAGTATCTGTTGTATTGTTTTTCCAAACTGCATCTAGCCCTGAAACAAAATTAAGAAACTTTTCATAATAAAAATTTCGTAAATCAATATTTTTTATAATGTCAAAAATATCATTTACAATAATACCTTCAATGTCTGTTTTATTTTGATAAGAGAATCTAAAAGAATTTTTAAATTCTTCTTTATAAAGAACTCCGTCATCGGCAAACAATGTTGTAGAACTATATTTTCCTGTTGGATCTGATAAATCAAAATAACGACTAATTCCGCTACTAGTTCTGTTTAATGCTTTAATTTTTGCAACCTGGGTGCTGGCTGAAAGCGGACTAATATTATAATCCTCGGCTGTAATCATACGATTTTGTGTATAATAAGTCGCCGGTGCGTTTGCTTTAATATCGTCAGATGACTCTGGACCTGTTGCATTAGATACACTACTTGCAAGACTCATAGTAATAGTTAAATTTTCTTGTTGTCCTACATTTGAAATATAAGGAAAAGAAATACTAACATTACGGATATCTTGTGTATTAATAGTATATGTTAATCCGTTACTTACTCTGTAATAGGTTCGGAATGATCCAATTGGGAGATCGCCAAATGTTCCGTCACTAAATTGTAAACTGATTGCATCGTTAGTTCTAGTAATTACACTGTATATGCTTCTAATACTTTTATTAAGGCTATTATAAATGATATTGTTTGCTTCAAAATTTGAAACACTGGTCCAAGGTTCTACTTCATCACCAGCTGTGTTTAATTTGTACAACCACACATCATCGTTATTAATATTTTGGCTATCAATGTCTATAGACTGATTGTTGCTTGGTTGTGTGATTGAAAAAGTGCCAGTGTTTAAGGTTCCTTGAACAAAGCGCATAAAAAAACCAGATCCTGCAGATCCTTGGCCACGGCCATCGTCCCTAAAAATACAGCTTACAGGAGTACCTTGTTTAGGAGATTCTTCATAAACAAATGTAGAACCTTTAAAGGTTGTACTGACAACTTCAAAATCCATAGAGCGGCCGGCAACGACTTTTGTAAATCCAAATACTGGAACACCTGTAGTATTGCTTTGAAAAGTATATTGTTCTGTAGGAATTCCGTATATAGTATTACTATCTGTTGGCGTGCCAAACTGTTGTGTTTTTGGTAATGCTGAATTTATTATTTTTATAAACTGATCGTACCAATTAGCGTTACTTGGATCGTTCCAAGTTACAATTTGCCCTGCTAAATTTCTACCATTACTGTCTAACACCGTTTCTGTTGTGCTTACTGTTGTAAATTTTAGTAGGCCGCTTGCAGCTATATTTCGCTTGGCATTATAACTAAGCATACGTGCTAGACGTAAAACACTTTCACGGCGCTCTGCTAGTTCTAAGAAGTTATCACGAGCATTCAAGTCGACGCGGAAAGCTATGCTTTGGCCCAAGAACGCAATAAGGTCAATTAGGGCAAGGTATTCGCTGGATTCAATATAATCGTTATAATCTTCTGGGTAATTCTGACGAATATAATCAATCATTGTACGGCGTAAATTTTCAAAATCGTAGCTTTGAAAATCTGCATTACGGAAGCTCTGGTATATTTTTTTCCAGTCTTCTGATATTAAAAGTTTGTTTTGTCTAGCTGTAACCGTCATGATTTATCCTATATACGATATTTATCGAATAAAATTATGTGTGTACTTTATCCTATCAACAAGCCGTTAGCTTGATCAAATCTAAATTGCATACTTTGTTGTATGTTATAGGGCAAATAAGTTAATACACATTCAATTTGAATTCCTGTTTCATACTGTGTTACTGTCACTTCATTAGTAGTAATCCTAGGATCGTAATTTATAATAGTGTTTACGTTTTGTGTTATTAAATCTTTCAATTGTTCTGTCAACGGTTCAAACAACAAGTCCCAAATAATTGTACCAAAGCTAGGATTCATTAGGCGTTCGCCTTGACGAACGTGAAAGTGATTTAATAAATCCTGCTGGATTAACTGAAAATCGTATAAGGCAAAATTTTCTGTTTCTTGACTAACTGTACTGAAACCCTTATAAGTTTTAGGCGAGATCAAATCTCTGCGCTGATTAGGACTTAAAACAATTTTATCATATAGTTTTGCATTTGAACTCATGCTGATTCTCCGGTATTGTTAGCAGGTGATAATAGTTTGTCAAACGTATCATTAAGTGCCGAATATGATTTCCATGCTGCTGGTACTGCTGGCGAAGTTGCTGTTTCTCTATCAGTCTTTTCTGGAGTATAAGATAAAGGATCTAAATTTTCATGGTGCGGCCACGGTTCGTGCGATGGAACTCGTAACATTATTGATTGTACTGCTGTTCCTACTTCATCGGTCAACGGAAATGTTTTTAATGGTAATGCAGCTTCTGCTTTTTGCGAACTGTTCATATAGATTTTTCCAGCTGTTTCTAAATGTGTAGTTTGACTATTAATGTGTGATGTTGTTCCGCTGGTAATTTTTGTAGTAGTTGTTGCAAAAGATTCAATTTCGTTACCTTCAACGTGTAATTTTTCAGCAGTTTTTAAATTTATATTTCTACCAGCTTCTATATTGACATCTCTATCTGCAGAAAAATTTAAATCATTTTTAGTATGAATACTAATACTATCCTCTGCGTAGATATCAATTTTACCATTACTAGTTAATTCAATCCAAGTTGTGCCTTTAGCATTACCAATATAAATTAAATCTTCGCTATTATGCAATAATATCTGATGACCGGTTCTAGTACGAAGACGGATTAGTTCGTTGTGCGGGATTGTCACATCTCCGTCTTGTTCATCATTTTCTAATCTTGCATACTCAGGTGGACCGTCTGATGCAAGAGATTTTCTTAAAAATTTATCATCGCCGTCGTCCATGACAAACGTTGAGCCACCAAGTCTGTTAACCGGAATCACTATTGGATCGTCGTCTGGACCTACCATACCTTGCGGGCCTGCTTTATCTAAAGGTCCAGGAGTACTAATGCCAAATACCATGCTAGGCACTTCTCGTCTAGCACTTGATGTTGTAATACCTCTAGTGTCATCTTTAAGAAGACCTTGCGTATTTAAAACTTCAGCTAGTGGATGTTGCGCTTTTTTAATTTTAGTTGGATCCGGCTTATTGCCGCTATTAACTTTTTTATTGTACTCACCAACTGGAACTCTTTCTGCATCTGTAGTTTTAGTATCTTCAACAACTTGTTGAGTGGCTGCAATACCAGGAAGCATAAAATTCATGCCTTCGTCGGGAACACATCCAATCCAATAACCGTATTTTGGATCTCCTTGTACAAATACTACTATGACCGTAGAGCCAACATCCGGCGGTACTGCCCACATACCGTAACTCTTTTGCGTGTCTTCGTAAGTATCGTTTTCTGCCGTTGTACTTTGAGGTGTTACTCCGTAAAACGGTGACATATACTTTGCTGGATATGTTTGTCCTGTTGTATTTGCATTACCTACAGGTCGATGCAGTCGTACATCTAATATTCCCATATATGTTGTATCAAGATGGCCAACTACTTCTGCAAG